AACAATCAGTCATTAAGAACTATCAAACTAATAGCAGTTTCAAGCAGTGGTTCGGGAGAACTTTTTTTGGAATAGAAAACTCTACACTTGAAACCAACGAGAATATTTTTTCAGTAGTTTCAAGACTTAGCAATACACTTTCTAGCTTGCCGTTTAAAAAATATCTGAATTATGATCAACAATTTGATGAAGAAATGGACAGATTAGTTTATTACCCGAATAAAAACCAAACACTGGATCAGATTATTAATGTGTTAGAAGTTAGTAGAGATACAAATGGTAACGGATATGCATTGATCATGAGAAATATTAGAGGTCAGCTAGACATGTTAGTCCCATTTAACCCCAATTATGTTGAACCAGTTCTTGAACAAAACAGTAATGAACTCTGGTATGTGGTGAATAATGATGGAAAAACTTATTATTTTCACAATTCAGATGTGATACACGTTCGTCATATTGCGGGGAATGGAAACTGGAAAGGGATAAGTCCAATTGCAGTTCTTAAGAATTCAAATGATTTCGACAAAGCAGTTCGCGAGTTTTCGCTAAAGGAAATGCAATCACTTAGAGATTCATTCATCTTGACGTACGCAAGTAATGTAGACGAAGAAAAAAGAGCAGCTGTTGTAGAAGACTTCAGGAGATTTTACGAGGAAAATGGCGGTGTTCTATTCCAAGAACCAGGTGTAACAATTGAAGAAATGAAACGAAACTTCGTTGCAACAGATATGAAGATCACTGAGGGAATAACCCGGGATCGTATTGCCAACGTTTATAACGTTCCGAGCATTTTTCTTAATTCGGAAAGTAGTAGCTTTTCATCCAATGAACAACTTATGCAGTTGTTTGTAAACATGACTCTCACTCCAATCGTTAAGCAGTACGAGCGAGAGTTTAATAAGAAAATCCTACGAAAAGAGGAGCGAGTAAAAGGATATTACTTTAAGTTCAATATGATGGGCCTCTTACGAGGAGATAGTGATGCTAGACAGAAATTCTATCATGGTGGTATTCGTGATGGATGGATGGCTCCAGACGAAGCTCGGATGCTTGAAGAAATGCCACCACGGGGAGGAAAAGCATCTGAATTGTGGATCTCAGGAGATATGTATCCGCAAGATATGGACCCTGCACTTAGAAAATCGAATAAAACAGGTACTCAAGACGTAATCAAGAAAGATTAGGTCTTTTTATTTTGCCGTGAAAGGAGGGTTGAGATGAAAAAATTTTGGGAAGTAAAACAATCGGCTAACAAAGAGGAAGCCGATATTTATATTTTCGGTGAAATAGTTTCTTACAAATGGGATGACGCGGATACAACAGCGGCGAGTTTCCAAAAAGACTTAAAGGAACTGGGAGAGGTAAATCAAATCAATCTACACATTAATTCTCCTGGAGGATCAGTCTTTGAAGGTATTGCGATTGGAAACATGCTGAAACAGCATAAAGCTCATGTTACAGCTCATGTAGATGCGCTAGCTGCTTCTATTGCTAGTGTGATTGTAGCCAGCTGTGACAAGGTCGTTATGCCTGAAAACAGCATGTTGATGATTCATAATCCTTGGACTTTCTCAATGGGGAATGCAAAAGAGTTACGTAAGCAAGCAGATGATTTAGATAAAATCGCTGAATCTTCTGTTGTCACATATCTATCTAAGGCTAGCGACAAACTATCTGAGGAAAAAATCAAACAAATAATGGATGAGGAAACGTGGCTATCCGCTGCTGAAGCGTATGAGTACGGTCTTTGTGATGCAGTCGAATCCGCAAATCAGATGGCAGCTTCAATCAGCGAAAAGCTTTTTGAAGCTTATCAAAACGTACCGACTAAGTTGTTACAACCTGTTCAAAAAGAACGAATCACTGAAGAGCAACGGAAGCAAATCGTTAAACAAGCGCAACAAGATAAAGCCTATATTGGCGAAATTCTAGGAGGACTATAATTTATGAAAACAATTTTCGAGTTAAAACAGGATATGACTACGATTGGTAATCAAATCCAAAAAACTAAGGATGAAATTTCACAGAAAGCAGCAGACCCAGCTATGACTTTGGAAGATCTAAAACAATTGGATAGAACATCTGAAGAGTTACAACAACGCTTTGACATTATCAAAGCTCAACATGATCAAATGGAAGCAGAACAAAAGGCTAGTTTGTCTAAACAAACCTTTTCAACAGCAGAAAATATTGAACAAAAGAAAATTGACGCTAAAGCGGAATTAATTCGCAAAACAATGGCTAAAGAAGCAGTACCAGTAGATGTTTATCAAGTTTTAGGTGATGAAGATACTACAAAAGGGAATAAATTCCTTCCTAAAACTGTAGCAAATGACATTATTTCTGAACCAGTTGTAAAAAATCCGTTGCGTGAAGTTTCTACAGTAACCAACATTCCAAACTTGGAAATTCCAAAAGTTACGTTCACTTTGGATGATGACGACTTTATTGCGGATAAAGAAACAGCAAAAGAATTAGAAGTGAAGGGAGACACTGTTTCGTTTACACGACACAAATTCAAAGTATTCACTGGTATTTCTGAAACAATCTTATTGGGAACCAATACGAATTTAGTGTCTACTGTAGAATCCAACTTACAATCTGGTGTTGCGGCAAAAGAACGCAAAGTAGCTTTTGCAGAAACGCCAAAAACTGGTGAAGAACATATGAGTTTCTATGATAAAACAGTGGTGAAAATTAAAGAAGTAACTGGCGCTGATATGTATGAGGCAATTACAGAAGCAGTAGCGGATTTGCATGAAGACTATCGTGAAAATGCAAAGATCATGATGCGTTTTACGGATTACTTGAAGATCATCAAAACATTAGCGAACGGCAGCGCTACTCTATACACAGCGCAACCGGAACAAATTTTAGGCAAGCCAGTTATCTTCACAGATGCTGCTGTAACTCCGGTCATTGGAGATTTCTCTTATTCGCATTTTAACTATGATATTGGTGCTACTTACGAACAAGATAAAGATGTGAAAACAGGTATCAATTTGTTCGTTGTAACTGCATGGTTCGATCACCAAATCAAACTAGCTTCTGCTTTCCGATTAGCAAAAAAAGCATAGCCCCGGCAGTCGTCGGGAATGTGACCCCGACTGTAGATGGGGCAACGATTGCTTTGAGTTAGGCGGTGATTAGATGATTCTAGACCCAAAAAAAGGTGCGACACGTTCCCGTGTGAAAAGTACGGGGGTCGTGTTTAATTAATAATTAAATACGATACAACTGAACACATGAATAGTCGAATGACAGGGTAACGCCTCGAAAGGCTATCTTTAATCCTCCGAATAGCATAAACGCTGGTAAGAGTGGAATTGTTATAAGCTCGGGGAAGTCGGCAGAGAGATACCGTAACACTAAAAGCTAAAAGGTGACGAAAGCGATCTAGAGGTAGACCGTGTATCCTATATGCCGGAAGTCTATAAAGTAACTATGGTTAGAATGTGTACAAGAAACTTCTGAAAAATGTTTTAAGCACTGACGAACCTCTGAATGTACGGGTCTATATCGGGAGCGGATAGAAATGTCAGCTGACACAATTAGTGTCGCTAGCGTGGATGAGTAAAACTCTCCTTTATGAAAATCCATATGAGATTACAGGTCGCATCAAACTAGCAGGCTCATAGGAGGAACCTAAGGTTACAAATGATACAGATAATGTGTTTGGAACGTGGAAAGCTAACAGCATGGAGAGCTTACACTCTAAGAAGTGTTTTCAAGGAAAAACATTGTGACAATAGCAATGATTATAACTTGGGTTTATGTTAGTGATAGTGGAGCCACAGTACCTATGAAGTAACGATAATAAGTTGCGGAGGGATAGGCTCTAGTCGTAAGGAAAAATGGAAATTATCGTCAAATAGTTAATATGGGTTCGAGTAAGACTAAACAGATGTAACAAGCTCAACAATGAGAGGTTACAGACCATGTTAAAGAAAAACAAACTTCGATATAACGAATATTATGATATGCAAAGCATTTATGATCAGTTATATACGAACAGTAAAAACGGTAATAATTTTTATAAGTTAATTGAAATAGTTGGTTCAGAAGACAATATTCGACTGGCATACAGAAGACTAAAAACAAATAAAGGCAGTAAAACTGCTGGTGTAGATGAACAAACAATCAAGGACCTACAGCTACTAACTGATGAAGAATTAATCGCAAAAGTAAGGGAAATGTTAGGATTTTATACTCCTGAACCCGTTCGGCGTGTCTGGATTCCAAAACAAGGATCGGATAAGAAACGACCGCTGGGAATCCCAACCATATGGGACAGATTATTTCAGCAGTGTCTCTTGCAGGTTCTAGAACCAATATGTGAGGCGAAATTTCATCCTCACTCCTACGGATTTAGACCCAATAGAAGCACGCATCATGCAGTGAGTAGAGTGGTTACTCTGATCAATATTTCCAAACATCACTATTGTGTAGATATTGATATTCAAGGGTTTTTCGATGATGTTAATCATGGAAAACTACTAAGACAACTATGGCATATAGGTGTAAGGGATAAACGATTGATTTCAATACTGGGAAGACTTCTGAAAGCTGAAATTGTAGGAGAGGGTGTCCCTACTAAAGGAACTGCCCAGGGTGGTGTCATCAGTCCGTTACTTTCTAATGTAGTGTTGAATGAACTAGATTGGTGGGTGAGCAGCCAATGGGAAACCTATAAAGCACGCAATTTTAAAGACATAGGTTCTTTCAGAGTATATGCAAGAAATTATACAAATCTGAAAGGTGGCTATATCGTAAGATATGCCGATGACTTCAAAATCATGTGTAGAAGTTATCCTGAGGCACAAAGATTTTATCACGCAACAGTTAAATTCTTGAAAGACCGTTTAGGTCTCACTATCAATGAAGAGAAGTCCAGAGTAGTAAATCTTAAGAAAAATTCATCTGAGTTTTTAGGATTCAAAATAAAAGTCATTAAAAAACAGTCTTCTAAGCATAAGTTTGTCGCTAAAACAGACATGAGCGATAAGGCTATTGCAAAAGCTAAAAGAATTCTCAAGAAAAAAGTGAAGGAAATACAGCGTAACCCAAGCCAAAATAGAGTTGTAAATTATAACTTAACTGTATTTGGTATCCAAAACTACTACAAAATAGCTACAAATATTTATAATAATCTAACGATTGTTAGTTACACGCTGTGGAAGTCACTAAGAGTACGATTGAAAAACTGTTCCTCTATTATAGAATTTCAAAATATACCTGTAAATTTTCAAAAGCTATCAATGGGAATCCGTAAGGATACCAAAATTTATCAAATTAAAGGGATTCCGATGTTACCCCTAACGGGTCAGCACCATAAATATCCTAGAAATTTTTCACAAAATATCAATGATTATATTGCATCGAGCAGAAAAAATTATCATAGGGATTTGAAAGCAATTCCTAAAGATGTTTTGAAACAGGTCAGGAATACTTATTCTTCATCTAGAAGTATTGAGTACAATGACAATAGAATTTCTAGATATATTGCTCAATATGGAAAATGTTATGTAACAAAGCGGATTATTGATATTGATAGAGTCCATTGTCACCATATCTTACCAATAAGGTTGTCTGGCAATGATAGCTATGAAAATCTAGTAGTTGTAGATGAATTTGTTCACCGTTTGATTCATGCGACAAGTGAACTGACGATTGGAAAATTATTAGCAACTATGAAACTTACATCAGAAGATTTTGAAAGGCTCAATATACTGAGAGAACAAGTAAACAATTTAGCCTTAAACCTTGATACTTAACTTATAAATTTATCCATTTGAATACGATGGAACGCCGTATGAGTTGAAAAACTCATGTACGGTGTGAAACGGGGGAAAAGTAGGAGATGAAATTGATTTTTAATAGCTAAGAAAATCAACCATCAAATACTTACCTATCGTTATAAAAAAAGAAGTGGTTTCGGAAAATTGCCAATAACCCGTATTATCAACAAAATTATCCGCTGTTTGTGCAGCATTTAAACAGTATTAACTATGTGACGCTGGATGTAAATAGAGAATCAAATTACGGCGTGTTAGATCCATTAGTCTATCTTGATAAAATTGAGGCAAAACAAGTCGCCCAAGATATGATTAATGAGCTAAGTCCATTGGGGCAGGATCACAAACTAAAAGGGGCAGTCTTAGAAGGTATTCAAGAAATCTTAATGCAGAGAGAAAAGGGCGACCGTGTCGGCTTGATGAATGTGATCGATTGGCTGGCGGATCATATGGATGAGTCAATAAAAAATTACGGAAAGTTCCTACGTCTGACGATTACCGATTCAATTTTAAGGCTGGGATTTTCTTATGGAGAAAATAGCGGTCTTGATTTCAAAGAAAAGACAACCGTTTTGGAAATTCAA